TCGCACTGGTGGGAGATAAGTGCTACCAAACTGGTGCCAGCGCAGTGGTTGACTGAGCTGGTGGAGCGAGATTTGCGAAAAGGCACCCGTTATTGGGCTTGCGAGGGCAAGCTGTGGAGCGCAGAAAACCCCGATTCTTACGCTGGTGTGCACAACCAGGACGGGATGATGCTCATATTTGACGAATCTAGCGGTATCCCCAACCCGATTTGGGAGGTAGGAGCTGGATTCTTTACTGAGAACACGCCGGACCGGTACTGGTTTGCATTTTCCAACCCACGGCGCAATGAGGGCTACTTTTTTGAGTGTTTTCACGCCAAACGGGACTTTTGGACGTCAAAAATTGTGGATGCTAGAACGGTGGAGGACACCGACAAGTCGATTTATGAGCAGATCATTGCTGAATATGGCGAGGACAGCAGCCAGGCTAAGGTTGAGGTTTATGGCGAGTTCCCTTCAGCTGGCGAAGACCAGTTTATTAGCCCTGTGATCGTGGATGATGCGATGAAGAGGGCAAGGTACAAGGATTTGACGGCACCAATCATTCTTGGAGTTGACCCAGCTCGAGGTGGGGCAGATTCGACGGTGATTGTGGTGAGGCAGGGACGGGACATTGTGGCCATCAAGCGCTATAAGGGCGAAGATACGATGGAAATTGTGGGCAGAGTGATTGACGCCATTGAGGAATACAAACCAACGCTTACCGTCATTGATGAGGGTGGTTTGGGGTATGGGATACTAGACCGGTTGACTGAGCAGAGGTACAAGGTCCGAGGTGTGAATTTTGGAGGCAAGGCCAAGCACTCGCAGGCATTTGGAAATAAGCGAGCAGAGATGTGGAACGAGATGCGTAATTGGCTGAAATCTGCTAGTATCCCGTCAGATCGGCAATTGAAGGCTGATTTTACGGGTCCAACGAAGAAACCGAATTCTTCAGGAACTATATTTTTGGAAGGCAAGAAAGAGATGCGAGCAAGAGGTTTAGCTTCTCCTGATGCGGCTGATGCGCTTGCAGTTACGTTTGCCTTCCCCGTGGCGCACAGAGAATATAAAGAGCCTACAATAAGGCGATCTTCTTCTCAAAGCGCAGTCTCTACAGGATGGATGGGAGCGTAATATGCCACTCGTTAAATCAAAATCGCCTGAAGCATTTCGCAAAAACATCAAGGCCGAAGTTTCTGCTGGCAAGCCAGTCAAGCAGGCCGTGGCAATCGCTTACGCTGTCAAACGCGAAGCAGAAAAGAAGAAAAAATAATGGCTGATTACACAGGCATCGCCGCAGCCGGTGCTGTGGCCAACGGTGGCAAGCAAAAGGACACAACCTCCAGTGTCTTGGCGACTGCTCGCTCGCGTTTGGACATGGCCATTGCTGCTTTGTCTGAGAGTCGTGAAGATGAGATCGACGATCTGAAGTTCTACGCAGGTTCGCCCGACAACCACTGGCAGTGGCCAGCGGACGTGTTGGCCACCCGTGGCGCTGTGCAGGGCCAGACGATCAACGCCAGACCGTGCTTGACGGTTAACAAGTTGCCCCAGCACGTAAGGCAGGTGACCAATGACCAAAGGCAAAACCGCCCAAGTGGCAAAGTTATTCCAGCCGACGACCACGCAGATGTTGAAGTTGCAGAAATCTTCAATGGAATGGTCAGACACATTGAATACATCTCCGACGCCGACGTTGCTTACGACACCGCCTGCGAAAACCAAGTCTCCTACGGCGAAGGTTACATCCGCATCCTGACCGAGTACTGCGACGAAAACACGTTTGATCAAGACATCAAGATTGGCCGTGTACGCAACAGCTTCTCGGTCTACATGGATCCAACCATTCAAGACCCGACCGGCGCAGATGCCAAATGGTGCTTTGTCACCGAAGACATCAGCCGCGACGACTATGAGCGGATGTACCCCGACTCTGCGCCCATCACCACACTGCAAACACTGGGTGTGGGCGACCAAAATCTGAGCCAGTGGCTCACTGAAGACACCATTCGCGTTGCTGACTACTATTATCTGGACTACGACAGAGCAACGCTTAACTTGTACCCTGGGAACGTGACCGCGTTTGACGGCACACCCGAGGACAAACAACTGAAAGCAATTTATGGCAAACCTAAAAGAAGTCGTGAGTCGGATCGTGTCAAGATTAAATACTGCAAGATCAACGGCTATGAAATTCTTGAAGAACGTGATTGGGCGGGGAAATACATCCCAGTAGTCCGCATCGTCGGCAATGAGTTTGAAGTCGATGGCCGCTTGTACGTGTCGGGCCTTGTGCGTAACGCCAAGGACGCCCAGCGTATGTACAACTACTGGGTGAGCCAAGAGGCAGAAATGCTGGCCTTGGCCCCCAAGGCACCGTTTATTGGCTACGGTGGCCAGTTTGAAGGCTACGAAAACCAGTGGAAGACCGCCAACACCAACAACTGGCCGTATCTGGAGGTCAATCCAGACGTCACAGACGGTGCAGGCGGCATGTTGCCACTACCCCAGCGGGCACAGCCTCCAATGGCTTCCAGCGGCCTGTTGCAGGCCAAAGCGGGCGCATCTGAAGACATCAAGGCGTCTACTGGCCAATACAACGCATCTTTGGGCATGGGTTCAAACGAACGCTCAGGAAAAGCGATTCTTGCGCGTCAGCGTGAAGGTGATGTAGGTACTTACCACTACGGCGACAACTTGGCCCGTGGTGTGCGCCACATCGTGCGCCAGCTTGTGGACTTGATTCCCAAGATTTACGACACCCAGCGTGTGGCCCGCATCATTGGCTTGGACGGCGAAACCAAGATGGTCAAGATTGACCCATCTCAGCAAGAGCCGGTCAAGAAGATTACTGATGCAAACAATCCAGACATCGTGATCGACAAGATCTACAACCCCAATGTCGGCAAGTACGACGTGGTGGTGGCGACCGGCCCAGGTTACGCAACCAAGCGCCAAGAAGCCTTGGAAGCTATGGCCCAACTGCTGCAAGGCAACCCAAGCCTGTGGGCTGTGGCCGGTGACTTGTTTGTCAAGAACATGGACTGGCCTGGTGCTCAAGAGATGGCCAAGCGGTTTGCCAAGACCATTGACCCCAAGCTCATGGAAGACGGCGACAAGTCACCAGAGCTGCAAATGGCCGAACAGCAGATGCAAGCGATGGGTGCCGAGATGGAGCAGATGCACCAGATGATCCAAAATGTCGGCAAATCAATTGAGATGCAAGACATGGAGCGCAAAGACTTTGAAGCTCAAGTCAAGCTGTACGAAGCTGAAACCAAGCGAATTGCTGCGGTGCAAGCTGGCATGACTGAGCAACAGATTCAAGACATTGCTATGGGTGTAGTCGCTGCGGCGATGGAATCACAGAGCATGATGAACCAGATGCCTGAAATGCGCGAAGAGTCCATGCCTATGGAGATGATGCCTCCGCAACCAGAGATGGAACCTATGCCACCACAAGGAATGCCCCAATGAAAGCTGCTGATTTTTTAGGCTTGTTGTTTTTGGCAAGAGATGTAGCGCACAGTGTTCATTTGAACACTCGTAGCTTTAGCAAACATAAAGCGCTCAACATCTTCTATGAGCGCATTGTTGGCGCGGCTGATGACTTTGCTGAAACCTACCAAGGCCGTCACGGTTTGATTGGCCCCATCACACTGCATTCAGCTAAAAAGACATCCAACATCATTGAATTCTTGGAAGACTCACTTAAGCAGATTGAAGAAGGCAGATACGAAATCTGCGACAAAACTGATACTGCGTTGCAGCAATTGATTGATAATATCGTTGAGATCTATCTGCGAACCCTCTACAAACTCAAATCTTTGGCATAAGGAAGCATCATGGCAAACTACACACAAGCTGCTGCAACTACACAAATTAAAGTTGGTGCTGGCAAGCTGTTCGGCATCTTTGTGACAGCATCTTCAAGCGGCACTTTGACCATCTATGACTCAGGCGCGTCAGGCACTGGTGACCCTAAGATTGCGGATACATTTTCTGTGACCGCAGGCGCAACCTATTTGAACATCCCCGCTGGTCTGTTCTTCAACAAAGGGTTGTACATTGTGCTTGCGGGTACTTCCGCAGCATTTACCGTCGCGTACGAATAAGGACAAAACATGGCCGTCTTTCTCTCCCCAGTGGGCGGCGCAGCGGCCCAATTTTTTACCAACAGCGGTGTTCCTTTAACTGGCGGCAAGCTGTACACCTACGCGGCTGGCACAACTACACCTGAAGTTACTTACACATCTTCTAGCGGTATAACGGCGCACACTAACCCAATTATTTTGGACTCGGCTGGCCGAGTGCCAGGCGGTGAAATTTGGTTGACTTCAGTGCCATATAAGTTTGTTTTAAATACATCAACAGATGTTTTAATTGCAACTTACGACAATATCTTTGGTATTGGTGCGGCGTCTTACCAAGTGCAAAATTTTACCGGCACAGGCTCGCAAATTGTGTTTACGTTAAGCGCCGCCTCATTGGGTGAAAACTACACTTTTGTATATATCAATGGCGTCTATCAAAACAAAAACACATATACAGTTAGCGGAACAACACTGACATTCTCTCAAGCGCCGCCTATTAATTCACTTATTGAAGTCATGTTCAATTAAATATGGCAAACACCAAAATATCAGCATTAACCTCTGCTACCACGCCATTGGCGGGTACAGAGGTTTTGCCGATTGTGCAATCAAGCACAACTGTCAAAGTTGCAACAAATGATTTGACGGTGCGAAATGTTCGTGCAAATGCGACAACAGGTATTTTGCAAGTTACTGGGCCTACTGCTGGAACAACCAGAGTAATGACCACTCCAGATGCCAACTTTACAGTTGCAAGAACTGACGCAACCAATACGTTTGCAGCGGTTCAATTGTTTCCAAATGGCACAGTAGCAGCGCCATCATTAGCGCCATCGGCTGATACAGATACAGGCATTTATTTTGGGACAGGCGAAGTTAACATGGCCACAGGCGGCGTGTTACGGGCTCAATTAAACGGCAATCGCTTGTCGATAGGTGGGGCCAGAAACGCAGACGCTTCTTTCCAGGCACGTTCTCCCGCAACACAATGGTTGTGGGGCGACACGTCGCTCATATCGTATTCCGTGATGATGATGTATTACAAAAGTAATGTGTCAACTGGCGTTGCATTTGCTGTTTTTGATATTTCCAAAGCCGCTGGTTCTGCTACATCAAGTGAAATAGGCCAACTTGGTGGCGTAATTCGCATTTCCATGTCGGGGCAATATTCTGGTGGATTAAACATAGCAGAATTTGTTGAAATTCCGTTTTCGCTTGGTTGTGTTGGCACTAACAATATTACTTTGGCATCGGGAACGCAACGGGTTGTTACGTCAATTAACAATACTGGCGGCGGTAGCAATGCTTATGCGTTGTCATTAACTGGCGCATCAAATACCGCAGCAACTTTGCAACTGACAGTAACTAGGGTTAATTTGCTAAACAATCACATTGGTATTGAAATGGATGCAATTGCAAGTTGCAACGCTGCTACACGATTAATGATCGTTGCAAGAAATTGATTGGGGAAATTATGAAATGGGGTATTAGTCAGGTTAAAAGAACCCAAGACACAAAAGTTGTTTTGATTGTGGAATGGTTTTGTGAAATTAAAGATGGCCGTTTCCATGAAGTGCAATACGGCGAGGTTCAATTAGATAACAAAGACCCTAGCGAACATGATTTCATACCATTTGAAAAAATTACTGAACAGCAAATAATGAATTGGGTTTTTGAAAAAATTGATAAAGTGGGCATCGAAGCAAAGTTAACCGCAACTATCAACGAACAAAAAGCACCAGCCTTGGTTTCTGAATTACCTTGGCAAAATTTTGTCGAATAAACAAAGGAATTAAAAATGGCACTGACAAAAGTTTCTTATTCGATGGTTACTGGCGCACCTTTCAATGTGCGGGATTTTGGCGCAACTGGTAATGGAGTTGTTGCAAATGAACAGCCGTTCATTCAAGCCGCTATTGATGCGGCGTTTGCCGCTGGCGGTGGTACTGTTCGGATTCCCGCTGGTACGTACAACATAACAGCACAAATTGTTTTAAAAGCGGGTGTTTCATTGGTGGGCGATGGATCAAACAACACTATCATTGACCACGGCACAACTGCACTCACAGCGATTGCAACGCCAGCCGTTACTCCTACGGCGTTGACGCAAACGACTGATTTGTTGCAAGGTCAAATTAGCAACACCATTACCAACACTTGCGCTGTTGGTGACTTTATCAACTACCGCAATAACAATCTGTTTACAGACCGTTGGGCAGGTCGTGTTGTGCGCGCGGACTATTACGAAGCAGAATTGTTTGAAATTGATGCTCGAACATCGTCAAGCGTCACATTTACTGAAGGCGCAACAATTAATGCGCCTGTTGCATCAACGCTGTCCGTTCAGTTTTTCACACCAAATTCTGGCTTTAAGGTGCAGGGCATCAAGATTCGAAAGTCTGATGCAGTCATCAATTACAGCAACGGTTTGTATATTCAATCAGCCAAAAACGTAGTGCTTGACGATATTGCCACGGAAAACTACGATGACACGGGCATTAAGATTGACCGATCCATGTATGTGCAAACAACCAATACACGTCACATTGGTGGCAGTGACAGTTTGGGGCTTTGTTATGGGGTGAGTTACATTGACGGTGCAAAGCATTGCACTCATGATGGTCTAATTGGTCGTCGATGCCGCCATGCGTTTGCAAGCGGCGGCACAGGGTATTCACTGCCCATGCATATTACGGGCGTAAATTTTCAAATTACTGAGTCGTTATCACACGCAGTGGATTGTCACGGAAACAGCGCATATTTTGTGATCAGCAACGTCACAGCAGATAACGGTGTTTCACTCAGCGGTTTGGGTCATATATTGACCAACTATGTTGCATTTGCAAACAACAGCAGCACCATGCCTTACGAGGGTGGCAAAAATATTATTTACTCAAACTACACTGTGCAACAGCGTAGGGGTATCGCCAACGCTTGTCAGCTTTACACAAATGAAAGTGTGGTGGATAGCACATTTGAGAACATAAAATTTTCAGCCGAATATTGGAGTATTGTAGCTTTTAGATCAGCATCAATCGTTAACGTCTATAAAAACTGGACATTGCTTGCGCCAAACGCATCTACGGCTGCAAACGTAACTGCTGCGGAGTCATACCATACAGTTGATTCACGCAGCATCGTTGCCCTGATGGGGCAGTACAACCGAATGGAAGGACTAACTATATCGGGCTTTGTCTATGGCATTTCGTCGGGAAATTCCGACAACATTATTCAAAACGTTTGGATGCAAAACTGCGGATGGTCGAATGGAACATTAACTGCTGGCGTTGCGGCGGCAATTTACTTGACCAATTGCAGCCGTGGTCGTCTTGAAAACATTAACATTGATAACGACAATTCAAATCTGACATGGAATTCTAGGGCCATTTATATTGATCCAAGTGCAGCAATGCAAGAATTAACAATTGAAAACGTGACCAACAGCCTAAGCCCTGCTGGAAACTTAAACTATTACATTGGATTTGTAAATGCCAACGTATCGCAATTGTTTTTGAAAAACATCCGCATCCCAAGTGGTGGTGGCGGCAGCAGTTTTGCGGCGACCAGCGGCAAATACATTTATCAGACCCTGACAACCGACAATTGATTGGAGAGCAACTATGGCATTTAACAAACAAATCACAGCCCGTGGTGAACCGTTTAACGCATACTGGCGTGTAGAAGAAACCCGCATTGTTGGTAAAACCAAAATGATGGTTTGCGTCAGGGGTTACCGCAATCCAACCGACAAATACCATCTTGATGAACGCTGTTTCGACAATGTGCCCTATGAAATGAGTACTCAAAATGCATGGGAACAAGCTTATGCGTATTTGAAAAATTTGCCAGAGTTTGTTGGCGCTTTGGATTGTTAATTGAAATAAATTCCAGCATAATGCTGAAAACCGTACTGGTGCGTTCACCAGGGAATCATTGAGATTCAAAAATGACTGAAGAAGTCCAACAACCCTTAGCGGAAGTAGACTCCGCGCCAGCTCCAGAAGTGACGGCCACTCAGGAAGCAAATCAAACGCCGGAAGTCGCTGAAGAAGCAAAAGAGCCTTCACGGGTTTTTACCCAAGAAGAACTTGATGCAGCCATCGGCAAACGACTTGCAAGAGAGCAACGTAAGTGGGAAAGAGAGCAGTCTCAACGTCAAGCGGAAGCCCAGACGCTGAGAGCGCCAGCAGACGTCCCGCCAGTCGATCAGTTTGAAAGCCCTGAAGCCTATGCAGACGCATTGGCATACCAGAAAGCCGAACAACTGCTCGCCCAGCGAGAGCAAGCACGGCAGCAATCTGCGATCCTTGAGACTTATCACGAAAAGGAAGAAGAAGCTCGGACGAAATACGATGACTTTGAACAAGTCGCGTACAACCCCAAACTTCCAATCACGACCGTGATGGCTCAGACGATCCAATCCTCGGACATTGGCCCTGAAGTAGCTTACTACCTCGGTGCTAACCCTAAGGAAGCCGATCGTATCTCTCGTCTTGCGCCGATTTTGCAAGCCAAAGAAATTGGGCGAATTGAGGCCAAATTGGCCACTGATCCACCCATGAAAAGAACCACGTCTGCGCCAGCACCGATTTCGCCTGTTACTGCTCGATCCACTGGATCACCGGCCTATGACACTACGGATCCACGGTCTACCAAGACCATGACTGATTCGCAGTGGATTGAAGCTGAAAGAGCACGGCAGATGAAAAAGTGGCAAGCGCAAGCCAACCGCTAAACAATTTTTGAAGGATTTTTTCCATGTCTAATAGTATCTTAACGATCGACATGATCACCCGCAAAGCTCTCGAGATCCTCGAGAACAATCTGGTGCTCACCCGTAACGTGAACCGTCAGTACGACGACAGCTTCGCTGTTGAAGGTGCCAAGATTGGTTCTACCCTGCGTATTCGCCTGCCCGACCGCGCTTTGGTGACCGACGGTGCCGCCCTGCAAGTTCAGGACGACAACGAACAGTTCACCACTTTGTCTGTGGCCAGCCAAAAGCACATTGGTGTCAACTTCACATCTGCTGAATTGACCATGCAATTGGATGACTTCGCAGAGCGTGTGTTGAAGCCTCGTATCAGCCAATTGGCCTCCAGCATTGATGCTGACGTCGCCAACGCTTACAAAACCATCGGCAACACCGTTGGCACCCCTGGCACCACTCCTTCTACTTCTTTGGTCTTGTTGCAAGCCCAACAGAAGCTGAACGAAAACGCTGCCGTGATGTCACCACGTTACGCCACCGTCAACCCTGCCGCTAACGCTGGTTTGGTCGAAGGCATGAAAGGTTTGTTCAACCCCACCGACACCATCAGCAAGCAGTTCAAGAACGGCATGATGGGCACTGGCGTGTTGGGCTTCGACGAAGTGAACATGTCTCAGTCCATCAAACAGCACACCACTGGCTCACGTGATGCTTCCGCATCTACCAGCACCAGCGCCGCTGTGACTTCTGAAGGCTCTTCAACTTTGACTCTGGCTCAAGGCTCTGTGACCACTACCATCGCCGCTGGCGACGTGTTCACTATTGCTGACTGCTTTGCTGTCAACCCACAGACTCGTGAAACCACTGGTTCTTTGTTCCAATTCGTAGCTTTGGCCAACGCCACTGCTGTGGCTGGCACTTGGACTGTGACTGTTGCGCCTATGTACTCTGCCAACCACGCGCTGGCTACTATGAATGTTCTGCCTGGCAACAGCAAGGCCGTGACATTCGTGGGTGCTGCTTCTACTGCTTACGCTCAAAACTTGGTCTACCACAAAGACGCGATCACTTTTGCGACCGCCGACTTGTTGCTGCCCCAAGGCGTCGATATGGCTGCTCGCGCAGTTCATAACGGTATCAGCTTGCGCGTTGTTCGTCAGTACGACATCAACAACGACCGTATGCCTTGCCGTATTGACGTACTGTATGGCTTCAGCACTATTCGTCCACAGA